CTTCGACTACTGCTTATGGTGGAACTGGATTGCTTACTGGAGTGTCTTCAGTATATGCTGTAGCACAAAGCGTTTACCCTGGCACAGGGTACAATTTAAGTTCTTTGAGAGATGGCACTATCGTTGGAGCTTCAATAGAAGTAGATAACATTTCAATAATGGACAAGTTGACTATTAATGTTAACGGTGCCCAAAAAGAAGTATTTGAAGTAACCCTAAGCCCATCAAGCGAGTACTCATTAGAATACTTGTTAAATACATCTGAGTTGTTAAATCAATCTGACGTTGTTAATGTTCAACTATTAGCAAGCGGATCAGATTTCACAGCACCAGACAACGAAGCAGATGCTATCTCTGTAAATAGAGCATTCTACTACAACGGATCAACAATTTTTGGTAAGCCACGCTTCCTCAAGCTTATTGAAGGTACTTACGCATTAAGTGGTGGTGATAGTGGCTACTCAACAACTGAAACTGGTGCCACAACCGACTTCACCGCATTAATCGGTACTGATGCCGCTAAGAGCGGTATGTATGCCCTTAATGACGATTCACTAAATATCTCACTAGCACTAGTCCCAGGTATTCCATCACAAACTGTTCAGAATGCTTTGATTACTCTAGCAGAGACCTCAAAGAACTTCATAGCAGTAGTTTCTCCTCCACAAGGTTTAGATAGCGTTCAAGATGCTGTCAACTGGATGAATGGTAAAGAAACTAGAACCGCTGCAATAAATAACTCATATGCAGCAGTTTACTGGCCATGGGTACAAACTTTCAACTACTATGCTGGTGCAGATGAGTGGTATGATCCCGCAATCTTCGCAGCAAGACAATATGTATTCACCGACTCTGTAGCAGAGCCTTGGTTCGCACCAGCAGGTTACAGAAGAGGAAGATTAACAAAGCCATCAAATACAGAAGTGATTCTGAATCAAGGTGATAGAGACACCCTCTACACCAACAATATCAATCCTGTTACAAAGGACACTCAGGCTGGTATTGTCATCTTCGGACAAAGAACTGCTCAAAGATTACCAACAGCTTTGAATAGCGTCAACGTAAGAAGATTGATGATCTACATAAGAAAGGTTCTCCTAATTCTAGGCAAACCATTCCAATTCCAACCAAATGACGAGTTCACTTGGGAACAGGTAGAGGACGCTATCACACCATTCCTAGACGATCTAAAGGCCCGTAGAGGCATCGTAGAGGGTGCTGTGAAGTGTGACGCAACAACGAACACTCCACTAAGAGTAGACAGAAAAGAATTGTGGTGCTCAGTAACTATCAAGCCAACTCTAGCTGCTGAAACCATAGTATTTGAAGTGAACCTAACAAATCAGTCAGCAACAGTTAACGGATAATTATGGTCAATAGCGCATATAAGACAGACTTTAGAGGGGCAAGTTTCAAGGCTGGGCAAGAGCTTCCAAAGATCTCAACTCAGCTTGACTCAGTAAGAACCTATCAATTCGAGATTAGATTCTACGGGCTTCCCCCTGAATTAACTGGTCAAGGTCCAGATTTAACTCTTGCTGCCAAGCAGGTTGGACCTATCAGAGTAAGCCTTGATGATATCGTAGTCGATAGAGTCAATGATAAGGTATACTACCCTGGTAAGTTTAGCCAAGAGGAACTCTCAGTTTCTTTTGACAACCTTTACCTAAAGAACACTACTCCCACATTATGGAAGTGGTTCAAGTCAATGTACAATCCAATGACTGGTGATACTACCGTCATGGCTGCTCCCGGCGGCCCAGGAAACCGTACATTCAAGGCTGCAAAGGTTACTATCCTAGAGCTAGATAACATGAGAAATCCTCATGCCGCAATCGAACTTTACGGTGTATTTCCAAAGAGCATTTCATTCTCAGAAAAGAACTACTCATCAAACGATTTCTCAACTGTTGAAGTAGGCTTCAGATGGGACTTCATTGATTACTTTAAGTACGCTGAAAAATCAGGCACTTAGTCTGAAGTTTTTACCATAAAAAGCTTACTCCTTTGAAATTGGGGTAAGCTTTTTGTGTATTATGTAATAGTATGGACTACTTCACTCAACTGTTAGAAAGCTACTCTAAGCTAAAGAAGCGTAAGTTAAAACTGTTAGAACAGCAAGACGCTAATTCAGTAGCGCAGAGTGAAGTTAAAAAAGCTCAGGCACTTATACCTGCACCAAACCATCGCCAGCCGTATGTTGTACCTAAAGAACTGACCCCAGGTGTTACTACTGGGTTAGCAATATTTAAAACTGGCCAAGACATATGGAAATTTGCCCCTCTGGCTAAGGATGGCAAAGTAAGCTTGACTCACTCAAAACCTATAAGCGATCCAAGATTTATTGGCCACTTCTACCAAAAACCAGAGGGCCAAAAAGCAGAGAAGACTGATGATCAGGCTGATGGGCAGCAACCATCTTTAGAACAACCAGAAATGCCAGTAGATCCTAGTGAAAATGAAGTAGAACAAATTTGGGCCGAAGCTCAGGGAGAATTAGGGAATTGCCAAGGAATTATCGACACTATAGGCAAACCATTTGATGTTTGGAGTGGGCGTGGTGTCGAAATGGTAGGTGTTAAGCAAAAGAAGTCTCTTTGGGAGTATGTATTCGGAAGGCAATCTGGTCTTAAGAAACTATTAAATGGTGTTAGGAGATTTAAATTAATAAATGGAAGGGCATCATTACAAAAAGGAAAAATTGATGTTGGTGACCGAAAACTAGTTTCCGAAAATATTGTTAAATTGTTGAAACTACTTAATGATAAAGACACAGATTGGAACTCTATAGAAAATAAAAACTTTTTAGCATCAACTTTTCGATTAACAGCGGATGGTTCAGTTTTTGTTAGAGTTGGTTTAGGAGACCTTGGTGTTTCATTTAGAGATAGAAATGGTTCATTTAAGCTTATGTTAAATGCTGCTTTAGAAAAAGCTAATATTGAACAATCAGTTATTACAAAAGTTGTCAGTAGTGTTGGAGGATTAAATGCTGCAAGAGGCAGCTTATTTGAAATATTTCCTCTAATGATGGATATTATAAGCTCACTTAAAAGAAAAGAAAATCCTCAGCAAAGAAAACTTCTTGAAGTCTTGCAATCCGAACTTGAAGATAAATTTGCTAGCTTATCATTGGCTAATGAAGCTTGGACAAAACTAGCAGACGAACAAGCTTTAACAGAGGAAGAAAGTGAAGTATTAGCAGGCTTACAGATTTTACACCCTAATGGAGAGTTAGATAGAAAAGCTTTAATTAGGGCTTTAGGTCTTGTTCATTTGAGAACATCAAGGCTTGGAGTTGATGTTAGAATACCCTATGGATTAGTTACTGGGGATGGCGAAAGAACAGATATGTTTGAAGGGTTTAAAGATCGTGAACAAGGTGTTACATCTTTAATGTCACTTGGGTTTTCAAGAGAGGAGTCTGAAAATGCGTTGGAAACTAGAACACTTGATGAACTTGTTAGTTCCGGTGGATTAACTGCGGAACAGTCTCAACGCATACAAACAATCTACGGTGTTAAAGGTGACACCAAATTACATATGATGTCAATAAGCATGAAAGCGTACATTGATGCTTCAGACATTAAACTTGGGACAATGACTTCTGGAAGTTTTAAAACTTTCATAGAATCTGATCCTAATAGAAACCCTTTATTACAAAGAGCTATAGCATCTGTTGGTAGAGCTACATTTGATAGAGCAAGAGGGGTATTTAGAGAGATGGAAAGTATTTACACAAGTGTTGATGCACTTCAATTTAATATGAGTGTAACTTCTGTTGATGGAAGATCCACACAAGGTGTGCTAACTGATGTTGCTAAATCTGTAACAGATATTATAAGCTTGAATAAAGATTTTGAGTCTTTATTTGGTAGTGAAGCTGGCAGAGATGAGCTAGTTAAGGATTTAAATAATCTAGCTAAAAGAGTAATGGAGACAAGCCCTGGTGAGAATAATGATAGATTGCAACAGTTATTTAAAATTGCTTTATCTTCTTATTTAAGAGGAAAAAAATTGCACGCTATGTCGCAAAGCGAAGATCCTGATGTTAAGAGGAAAGCTAGAAGTTACGCTGCACTTCAAACTTGGGGTTCGATGGGTTGTGCCCGACAAACTATTGCAGCACCAGTAGATTTATCTACTGGAACTTCTAGAATATTTTCTCAAAACGATGCATTAGAAAAAATAACAGACCCTAGAGGCGACTGGGATCAAGAAATAGATGAAAATGGAAACATTTATTATAGACATAAAAGAAATAAAGAAGCAAAAGTAACTATGCGTTCATCTTACAGAAGAAGAGACGGTGCATCAGGTGGAATAGGTGTTACAATGTCTGGGCATATTAATGCGGAAGCCATGGAACTATTAAGCCCAGAAAAAATGGGTGAGACATTTATTTCCGCTGGAAGTCTTCTGGCAGAGTTCCTTAGATTCCAAAATGATTTTATGTCTAAACTACTTAAGCTTCAATAAAGAAGCTTATATGTGTTTCCAACAAATCTTTTAGAAGAACACAAAAAATCTTTTCATTGTAGTTAGTAATTACAATGTTTTGATGCATTCCACTTAGATCAACATTTGTAAGAACTAAAGGCTCTTGTCTATCCTGTCCGATGATCAACAGAAAGTTTTTTGAAGATTTCTTCGAATCTCGGACTGCCTGAGCTATCATCTTATTCAATTCTGATTTAGGGTTTAAAATACTATAAAGACTTTCTTTATTATATCCAGACTTACATTCAATAATGAATTTAAATCCTTTAGGTGTAATTAAGTCTCCATATATCTTTAAATACTCTGGAAGGGAATGAGTTGTAGCGAAAGCTCCACTTCCAGGGGTTCTACAGAATTCATTAGTGCTGAATCTTTTGTTAAACATTTCAGCGATCTTACGTTCAAATCTTCCACCCTTACTTTTAGAGTTAATCTTAGTGGACTTTTGTTTTTTCAGCTTTGTCAGATCAAATTTATCTTGCATTTTGGCTCCATCGACTATAATGGATTATAGTCATGTCTGAAAACCTTAAATTGTCTATTGACGATTGGAAAGTAAAAAAAGAACAAAGATCGAGAGGAAGAATGAAATTCACTATTAAGTTATCAAAGGAAGAGGCAGAAGCGTTCAAGAATTGGCTTGACGCTGTAAAGCCTGAAGGGATGGATGAAGACACCATTTACAAGACTATTTTCTTTAATGGTATTGAATTCCTTAACAAGCAATTAGCAGGTATCGCAATGCAGGCTCTTGAAAAGCAAAAGCAAGAAGAGTTGGCAAAGCAGCAAACACCAGAACAACAATGAACGCAAAGTTTAGTCCAAGGTATGTTCACGATTGCCAAGAATTAGAGGCAATCGTAACATCTTCAATCGAAAACAAGGAGGTTTCCTATTATCTCATCTTAAATGAGTGGGATAAGGCATCACACTACTTCAAGTCAAAGGTTGCACAACTTGAAGGTTTAGGTGCTCAGGATACCGTAAATGTTATCGACATTTTTGATGTCCCAAATGTGCTCCAAGTAATCAAGAGTTGCATTAACAGTTCCAAGGGTACTGTTTCTACAGCTTGCTTAAACACCTTCCCAAAGGTTCCACTCATGGTAGTCCTTCACAAGGCATTTCCAAGAGTTGTGGACTACAACGGAAGCATCGCAGCAGAACTAGGTCTCTAAAAAGACGAAGGTGAGTGTGCTGGGAATATTCCTAGTACATTCACCTTATAACTTTCAATCTTTTCTAAATATCTCTTATTCTTTGTGTAAAGAAGTCTAAGGTTATTTAAGATAATTGTTGTAAAGTAGTTGAATGCTGCTCCATTTTCCTTGTTAAAATTCTTTAAAGTTTTCAAGATTAATAAGAAGCATTCCTGTTTGGCCTCATCTTTGTCTACGCGAAAGCCAAACCCATCTATGATGTTTTCGATCAACGTATCAAACATCATGAAAAGTTCGTCTTTTGCGCTGTCAGGTGCTATAATGTACTCTTGGATGAGAAGTTCAAATTTCTTATTATCTATGTAATTTACCATAAGGTAATTATAGTGTTAGACGCAAAGCAGTTGTTTGATAAGACTAGTAGTAAGTGCCAAGGATGTTCAATCCTTTCTAAGCCATTGGGCAGGCACTCAATCATGGACTACGAGGACGAATCCCCCAGGGACGTTCTATTCGTCTCAGATTCGCTCAAACTTTACGAGGGTGACTATGTAGCCTTCCGAGCAAATGAGTGGAGCCTGATCAATCGTGAGGTCTCTAAGACTGGTTATACGGAACGGTTAGGGTTCACAGCAAGCGTCAAGTGCCCACATATTAAGAAGGAAGATATGTCGGCAACCAACAGAAAGATCTGCCGTGAGCACTTAAAGGATACCATCCTACAGTTCAAGCCTAAGCTTGTATTTGCTTGTGGTAGTTTGGCTACCATGATGATCTACGGTAAGAATGTAGATGCTGTAAAGGCTCGGGGTCTCGCTGCGCTTCAAGAGATGGGTGGACATGAGTTCCGAGTAGTCCCAATCTTCCACCCTTACCAAGTAATCGCGGAACCTAAGAATGCCTACCTATTCTCTCTAGACATCCAGAACAATATTGAAAAGCACATTCTCGGTATTGAGCGCAAGTCTGGATTCGAGTACACTCCTATCTTCTCCCTTGAGGATCTAAACAAGGTCAGAGATAAGTTTGTAAACACTACCGACCC